CTGCTGCTGCTTCTGCTGCTGCTGCTGCTGCTGCTGCTGCTGCTGCTGCTTTTACTTGTTCTTCTGCTGCTGCTTTTACTTGTTCTTCTGCTGCTGTTAATTCTGCTTTTGCTTCTTCTGTTACTTCTTTTAAATTTTTCATATTAAGTTTTTTTAATATATCGTCAGATGGTATTGTATTTATTACATATTTATGTTTGTAATAATCAATAACCATAGCATAATCATAGAATTTCTGCCTATAATCTTCAACCTTATCTAATACACGAGCTTCAATTGCTTCATATGTTTTCAAATCATAAATATCTTCTTCTTTTAGCCCTGCAGGCTTTTCTCCTTCTTTTACCAAAGCCTCTCCCAAATCCATCTCCTTCTCCTCCTTGCCCTTGATATCCTCTAACTCAAACGTCGCAACTTCTTCCCCACGAAGATATTGAAGAGCAACACTGCGTAAATAGGCCTCACGTTTCTCAGCCATATCAGACAAATAATTTGAGACTGCCTGGGCTTCTTTGCCTGTCATTAAATGCCATCCATCCGTCACATCGGCCGTTACAACTGTGCGCCAAAACTTGTAGAACTTTTCTTTGTTGCCAGGATTTTCAAGTATTTTCTTCTCCAGAAATGTATTGTCAAGTCCTAGCCATTCAAATAATTTTTCTTCATCGGCAACAAACTCTAGTTTTTTGATATCTTCCACAATTTTCTTTTCAGATTCGCTAGGGGTTTTCGATATATTCGCCAAATTTCTGACAGCAAATCCAGCATTGAGTTTTATCAAAAGGCCTTTTGTTGGGTCTCCTCCTGATTGTACTGGCGGCAAAGCCCCGCTCAGCAAATCAGACCTCGCACCACCCCCCTGTACAAACTCCAACCGTTTCCTCTCTGCAGGCATTTTATAAACATCTTCAATTTCTCCACCAGATTTAAATGCTCCCAAAACAGCCTCCATCCTCAGGCCGTTTCACTACTAAAGCATAGTAAAGAAAGTCTAAAGGAATTCCGGGAATGATGTTCAGCACATGGAGCAGCCTCCAGCGATAACACCTGATGCGCAAACTCGCAGAAGGAAAATACACTGTAAGCAGGAACTGATCATTGCCAGCCTCCAGCGCTTTTACAGTGGGCGCCAGGACTTGGATGAAATCGTGGAGCTTCTCAAAGGCACCAGCGAAGTCAGTCTTCGTCTTGTTGACTGGTTCGTGACAAATTTTGCCAAGGCGCACAGTACATCGTATATTCTCAACGGCCAAGAATTCGTCGTATACATGAATTACAAGAATCAGCTGAAGGCGTATAGCAAGAAACTGTTTGACCCTTTTTGCAGGAGAGAGCGGATTTCTTTCCAAATTCCTGGGCATGACGCCTTTTTAACAACCGTCGGTAAGCTGAATTTCTTTCGCTGGGCGCTGGAAAAGGGCATCCTAGATTATATCAAGGGCCATCAGCCAGAGATAGAGAAAGAGATGAATGCCGCTATGAAAGAACAGACAAAGCAGAAACATACTCGCGATTCCACTGTGTCGACTGCTACGACTGCCTCTTCGGCGACAGCTGCCTCTTCGACGACAGCTGCCTCTTCGACGACAGCTGCCTCTGCTGCCTCATCGACGCAAACAAGAAAACGGACGGCGAATCGTGAGACGGCCGCAATCAAGCTTTTACAGAAGCACGATTGCGAAATTGTTATGAAGTTTGAATAAGCTCATCTAAAGGTGATAATCCTTATTCATGTCTGTGAACTTCGGCCGCATTAATTCAAAGGCCGACAAAGAATCCAGCCCCTTATCCTGGGCATATCCTTGAGGGACCCAACGACTATCCATTTCTCTGCGTAAAAGGAGTTGCGATTCACGCACTCCCCTATCACGAATATCCTCTGACACAGTGCCGCGTAATTCACGAACGATATTTCTTGAATCGCTCGCCACATCATATTTATCGAAATACGGATTGTCGCTTAGAGTATCCACTTGAAGCATTTTCTGTTGTGCAAGAAGGAATTTGTAGTCGTTTTCTTGTTTTGTTATGGCCGTGGAAATATTTTTACTTACGTCCCCTATATTTCCTTGTAAGAGTTGGCTGTAGGGAATATCTTTGATGCTTGTTTGGTATTGATATTTGAGGCCTTGTATTGTGCTCAGACTTTGATTTATTTGATATCCGAGTTTTAATGTGTTCTTCTCTACTCCGCTACCTCCAGAAGGGACAACAAATGGCTGTGACTGGCGTATATCTTCTCTATAGAGTCGGGATGGCGTCGGGTTCATATCCATGTGGAAAATCGCTCCAGATAAATCTCGCCGAGCTACTTGTATCTGCGGAGCATCTGTTTGCCAGTGATTGACTAATCTGCTGTTCACCGCATCAAATGTATTTAATTCGCGACGACTGCGTAGTTCAAAACACGGAATAATTTTTGTAGGCTCGTATGGAGTGTATAAGGGCGTTTGTTTTTGCTGCCGCACGGGCTGCTGCTGCTTTTGCCCTTCGGGTTGATGCTGCGGATACATGTCTCTAAGAATTGTTGATATAAACCATTTATACCATTATAACACAGACAACACAGAGATGTATATAATCCCCTATTTTTTAACAGGGCCTCAAAAAGGTTCCCATTTCCATATCAAAACAGCCTGGGTTTTTTTGAAGAATGGTGGTACCACCGTATGGGAAACCGACGAGGACAAATGCACCGAAAAGTTTGTATGCGAAAATTATCTTATTCCCAATGGATTTCACGGTAAAGTTACCAAGCGCACGAAAACATCCTTGTTTTTTCAAATAGACACGGCTAAAACAAGGGTACAAGATTTCTATAGCTGGTCAGATTTCTTGAAAAAGGAGGAAACTGTTCCAATGAATATGGATATCTTTCGTCCATTTATCTGGGTAGATAGTGAAGATAATAAGGAAGATGATTGGGGATGGCGAGAGGAGTGTCAGGGCGTCTCTTTCGGAAAGTTCGGAACGTTGGAAGATTTATGGGAAGGGCTAAGAAGCTCTTAAGATAATTAAGTAGAACATGCAATCTCCTCTTGGCTCCGTAAGAAAGACGAGAAAGTCAGGTTCTTCTGGAGACTTGCCTTCTCCCCCTTCAGGATACGGACTCAATCCAGAGTTGGAGAATTTCCTGAATGTAAATGCAAATGAGGCGTATAAGAGGCCTTGGCATAGATTGGAGCGCGGCCTACGTCTAAATCGCATTCGTGCGTTTGTAGAGGCAGAGAAGCAACGCCTGCAATTATCAGACCAAGATACGGAGTATTTACAAGGAAAGGTCGAGAAGGCGCTTGAGAAGAAACTATTGAATAGTAAGACATGTGTTATTTATGACCAAGAGACGGAGCAGATTCAGGAAATTAAGGGGCTTATTTATCATAAAACCGCGGACGGCCGTATTTTATCAAGCATTGTTGATAAAAAGCTGGGGACTACATTTCGTAAAAAAAATGTGAAAACTGATAGTGCCTCTACAGTAAACCCACCAGTAGATGCATAGAGGAGCATGTGAATTTCTTCGTATATATGAAGATTCCAATCCTTTATTGGGCCACGTTGGTTATTTCAATACGTGGGCAGATTCGGCGAGAGAGTTGTGGGGTATGCAAATGGAAGGAGAGGATATAGAAGCCTTAGAAGACTTGCTGGAATATCGCAAGAAGTTGTGTGGCGGTAGGTCTTCTCCTAAAGTAAACCCTTTGACACAGTCAACAGAGAAAGACGACACTTGGAAATGGCTCTTGACGACGAAGCAGATAGAGCAGCGAACAGGTGAATGGTATTCCGAGACGAAGAACCTGATTACTGCAAGTGAAATTGCAGCCATCTGGAAAGGTCCTCGGAGCAGAGCTGCCCTCGTGATGGCGAAGGCTCCTGCTGCTGCTTCTAGCCTTGCGGCGTCGGCTGCTGCGCTTGCAGAAGACCCTGTATTTGTTCCTCAGCGTAATCTTGCCGTGAGGCGAGAAAACACCGGTCCTATGGACTGGGGTGTTCGTTATGAGCCCGTTGTCAAACAGATTCTGGAAGATAGCCTAGGCGCAAAAATCCAGGATTTGGGGCGTATTCGGCATAGAACGGCGGATAGAGTTGCCGCAAGCCCAGACGGCTTATTTGTAGAGTGTACAAAGGAGCCGGCGTTAATAGGAACTCTTGTGGAAATCAAGTGTCCTCCTAGCAGAGTTATTAACGATAAAATTCCCTTTGATTATTGGTGTCAGATGCAGCTACAAATGGAGGTATGTGGTCGGCCTTCTTGCGAATTCGTAGAAGCGAAGTTTAAAGAACTGAGCCAAGATGAAGAAGCTTCTTTGCCTTCTGCCTCGCCATCGGCCTCTGCCTCGCCATCGGCATCAGCGAAAGGATGGATTGTGTTAGAGGGTAATTCCGATACTATGGAGACTCGGTATACGTATTCTTCTACGGAGCCTTTTGATGGCCCAGGGCCTTCAGGCCAAGAAGGCCAAGAAGGCCAAGAAGGCCAAAAAACACAAGAAAGCCCATGGGTATTTATGGAAAAGTATCAATGGGAGCTGGTTCATATGCGGCGGATTACAGTTCCCAAGGACACCGCCTGGTTTCAAAGCATCCAGCCCGATTTGGCGGCGTTTTGGACGGATGTAGAGGCTGCACGCAAAGGAGAGTGGGTTCCGCCTTCTCCGCGTCCTTCCAAAAAGAAGAAGGAAGCCGAGGATGGTCGTTGTGCCATTGTGGAAGAAGATTAGAGGCTGGCGGGCACGTAAAAAGAATTCACCATCTCGGTCCGCTGGGAAGAGCAAGAATCGGGAATTCCGTGCTTGAAGTTATTGGTGCGCTGGATATAATTTCCCGTTTTTTCCGTCGCCGCCTCAAAATCCGCCTCGTAGCAGGTCTTGGCCGTCAGCATTCCAGGGGCCGCTGCAGGCGCGAATTCATCCGCCAGAAGAGTATAATTGGCTACTGGCTTCTTGTCGGCCTGTTGCGGGTTTGCATAGCCTTCAAATGCAGCAAAAGGTCCCAGGTTCTTTTGCTCCGATAATTGACGCGCGATTGCGAGCGCGAGGCTCGCCATGACAAACCATCCAAGAACAGTAAGAACCTTTTCCATATCTATTTGTCCCAGAGGATTAATTTGCGCCTTCTTAGCCCTGTGCGTGACGAATAGTCCACTCGCGCGCATTCTCCTCGTATTTGGGGCGGTTTGCCTTATATAGTGCCGCAATATCAGGCATCAGCGGGTCATCTGGGTTCGGGTCAGTCAGCATAGAGCACACACTCAGAAGAACTTTGCTAATCGTCAAGGCAGGAGACCAATTTGTCTTTAGAATATCAAGACATATAATACCGGCAGTGTTGATATTGGGGTGGTAAATCTTCGTTGTGAAGACAACGCTAGGACACTTGAAGGGGTAATCTACGGGGAACTTAATCTTCAATCGGAAAACGCCCCCGGCATACGGAGAATCGGAAGGTCCCATGATGACACCCTCCCAACTATAGAGGTCATCTCCTTCAGGGCCGGCAGAGCAGTTTGCAGGCGGGTCTTTGCGAAGCTCTTGAAGTTCGTGATTAATGCGCTTGTGGCTCATTTTAGGCAGTGGCGGGACATTTTATGCCCAACCCAAGCAAAATCAATTTTTAGGTTCGATACCAGTAGAAAGATGAACTACCTGTCGCTTGTTGCAGAATTCCTCGGGACATTCTTGCTTCTCACGGTAATCTTCTTCACTGGCAACTGGCTGGCGATTGGCACGACGCTTGCGGGTATCGTCTATGTGATCGGAAACGTGAGTGGCGGACACGTGAATCCGGCAGTTTCCGTTGCCATGTTCCTGAATGGAAGCATCAACGGTGCCGAGCTTCTCTCGTATGCGGTCGTTCAGGTACTGGGTGCCGTGGCTGCCTATTACACACACGCCGCTATCGTTTAGCGAAACGAAAATACGCCAGAGCCCCCAAGGTAACAACGGCGAGAATGCCCACAGATAGAAGCGCAGAGGCCTGCTTGGCTTCGTCGGCGAATCCTTCTTTCCTACTCTGCAGTGCCATCTTACAATTGTAGTTCGCGTGATTTTCCACACGATATCCATCGGGGCAATGAGTCTTTTTCTCCTTTTCCCATTGGTCCTGTGCCAAATCACTGTCATACGCCCATCGGCGCTGATACGAGCGTCCGTTTCTCTTATACACCGAGTCCTTGTCTTCTACGTAATAATCACCTGTTGCGGGATTCTGTATGACACCATCTTGGTCCCCTACTTCCTGCTCCACGAGACGGCACCGAGGAAATCCAGAGCCAAAGAGCGCCTTCACAATAGGAACAGGATTCAGCGCCGCCTGGGCATCCTCCAAAATTCCGGGCGCTAGGCCTCGCATTCCGGGCAATCCAGCCGATGCCAAGCCGTCTTTTACACGTTTTCCGAGGGCTTCTCCTGTAGGAACCCCCGCATTATACATCCACATATCGGCCCCGTTGCTGCACTTCAGACCTGTGCGCATCCATGTATTTACGCCGAGAGGACGAGGACCACCGCCGGGCCCTACACCACGAGACATTCCTGAGCTGGCCTCGCCGAATCCTATCATGTCCACGTAATACGCAACCGCTTTCACGGAATCTATCACATCATTCATGGAATCGCCGTCGCGCACACCCACTTGACCAGGAAGAGGCACATTGTCGGCGAAGCTGTAATTCGGCCCTAGAAGCCCAGGGCCAATAGGTTTTACATCTGGGGTAGGGAGAATACTTGTTCTACCTTCCAGCCCTACAGACATCTAAAGTTAGGGAATATTCTTATATTAACAATGTCTTGTCCTTCTCTAAGCATAGCGATAGCAGTCGCCACAATGCGGCGATGGTCCTTCCTCAAAGATTCTCTCCCACTGTATCTCGGACGCCCTGAAGTCACCGAAGTCATCGTATGCGACGAAACCGGCGAAGATTACGAGGCCATTCAGAAATCGGCGTTTGCCAATCACCCTAAACTTCGTCTGTTCAAGAACGAGCGCCGCCTCGGTATTTACGAGAACAAACTGAAAGCCGCCAGCATTGCAACGGCACCTTGGATTGCCGTGCTAGACAGCGATAATCTGTTTGATGACGAATGGTTCGCCACTCTCCACACAATCCCCTTTGACACAAACACCATTATTGCGTCGGCGGATTTCAAGAATTTGAATACTAGTACGGGTCATGTCTCGTATCGTTGCAAGCAGTTCAGTGGCCTCAGGCTGACTAAGACAACTTGGAATGCCACCTTACAAAAACCTGGTTGGAATTTCTTGCTCAATGACGGAAATTGGATTATTCCGAAGGGGGCCGTTGCCGCACTGCCGACCGACCAAAAAAGCAGTAATTGGGAGGCGGCGGATGCAATATATATGCTACGTTGTTTTGTGTCCGCTGGCTATTCTGTGTATTATGCGCCTGGTCTAGAATATACGCATATTGTGCATCCTGGCTCTTCTTGGCTACAGACAGACACTGTTTCTAGTAAAATCCTGGTATCCACGGATTGGCGCCTGTAGAGGCGCATCCTAGAGGCGCATACAAAAAATTGATAAATGCAAAATCCTATAAGCCGGCACTGTAATGACTTCTCTATTTTCCGGGTTGAATAAGAAACCTTCAAGAGAAGATACAACATCCAAACAACAATTCAACTGGGATGCTTGGCAAGACGAGGCCAAGGCGGCAACAGATGCGTGTGATAAATGTAAAGACATTGACTGGCAAGACCAAGATGAGCTGGTTACATGTAAGGGGTGTGGGGCGGTGGTAGAGCGCCCCCTAGATATGGGTGCCGAATACCGATTCTTCAACTCCGATGACCGTGGTGGTGGAGACCCCTGTCGTGTGGGTGCACCGACCGACCCGAGATTTTCCGATTCTTCCTTGGGCACCATCATTCTCGGAATCGGCCACGGGGGTCATAGCACGGCGAGGGCGGCGATGATGCGTATTCGCCGCTTTCATACGTGGTCCATGTTCCCCTATAAGAAGCGCAGTCTTCTCCAAGTGTTTGAACAGATGACCTTGGCGGCGACGAATCACGGGATTGAGCAACGGGTCATTGAGACGGCGAAGGATTTATACGTGCAGTTGGTGGAGCATTGCGATAAGCGCGGACTTTCTCGCGCTTCCGTCGTGGCCTCGTGTATTTACAGCGCACTAAAAATGGCGGGTGCTCCCCGAAAGCCGAAGGACGTGGCCGACATGTTTCATCTCCAGAACGCACAATTCACAAAGGCGTTCAAGGATTTCCAGTGCGTTCTTGCGATGGCGAAGCAAAAAGGAATGATTTCACAGAGTGCAATTATTCCTTCCCAGCTCAAAACCACACACGCCTCGGATTATATTTCGTATCCCCTTTCTAAACTCTCCGCTGTGCAGCGGGGCGACGTGGAAACGATTCGCAGCCTCGCCGTGAAAATCGCCGATGCTGCAGAAGAGGAAGAGCTGAGCAAAGAGAATATGCCGCCGAGTCTCGCCTCTGCCGTGCTCGCCTACGTTCTCCATCGCTGTGGCTACGAGAAAATCACGGCGGAAACGATTGCTGCCGCATGTGATGTGAGCGAAGGAACCTTGGTGAAATGCCTCCGACGGTTAGAGCAATCAGAGGAATTAGCGAAACTTCTTCCGTCTAAATAGTATGGGCGTCGGTTCGTCGTCCATGTTGGCTGGAGGGCAAGATTATTCCGCAAAAGCATTGAAGGGGAAAGAGTTTTCCAGTGAAATCCTCACCCTTTTTTTCAAAAACGCCAATCTAAAACGTCTTCTAGACCTCCACAATCTGGGAGATTGTCCGAATTTTATATTTACAACGGCGGAAGAATTACAGACGCAATTCCAGCGACTCAAGATTTATCCTAAGCTAGGTGCAAAAGGAGAAATCTTCTTTGCCGATTTGAATGACGTGGTGCCGGCTCGTGTTACAGACCCCGCCAAAAAAACGGCTCAGCTGGCTGCAAAGCTGGACCATTCCAACACTCTGTGTGTAGATATAGCATATTATTACGTGCGTGTTTTCCAGATTTATGCAGCACTTGCGCTAACGGTCATTGATGCAGACCCGGCAAGAAAACGGCTGGGGTATGCCGTAAATCCAGGGCAACAGGTAAGTCAAACCAACACTGCTCTTCAATCAGGTGGCGCAATCCAACAGTCATATGGAGGATTAAAAGGCCACACATTACTTCCAAGTGTAACCAATTCACCCTTTTACCCAATCCGTTCTATTCTGACCAGCATCGACAAAAACCCAGAGCAGTCTGGCGATATTATATTGAAACTAGAAGACGCTCGTAAAGGAAACAAGCCGACGTTTTTCATTATATGGAACTATCCTGCACGGTCAAATGAAGTAACGTTGAATGGAAGAATAAGATTATTGAATGGCAATGAGTTATCTTATACGGTAAAAGCCCTGCGCTCTGCTGACGATACCATAAGTATGACCTTTTCCGTGGAAGGTGGTGATGAAATCACACAGGAATTTAAAAAGGGAATCGATGGTTCTTGGTTATTCAAGTATGAGTTAGGTGAAGGTAAGCCGCAAGAATCTGTGGCATTTTTTGATAAATTATACGCCATTGTTCCAGGTTCTGAGAATATTGGCTCTTCCAACGCAGGTCCTTCTGGGATTCCTGGGGCTGCTGGCCCTTCTTTCCCTTCTGGTGCGCCGATAAGCTCGAGTGCAGCGACGAGTTTTGTAGGATTTGAGAAACTCAAGAAAATCTTTGAGGATACGAGCAA